ATGATAAAACAGCTAAAGCTTTATTGCGTTATACTTTTGCTCCAGAAGCACCACCTTCTTGGTCTAAAAACCCTAATGAATGGTTAACATCTGTAGATATAGAACGTGTAATGCATCAGTATGAGAAAGCATATCCGTGCTTTGAATTTATTGGTCCAAGTCCAATTGATTTCAATCATCACATAGAATATGGTGAATGTGTATGGGAGGAACTATGTAAGCTTAATTTAGAAAACTTAATTAAGAAGGGAAAGTTTAAACTAGGAGTAATTTTTAATTTAGACCCACATTATAAGCCAGGTTCGCACTGGGTGTCTTTGTTTGTTAATCTTAAAAAAGGATATATATTTTACTTCGATAGCACAGGCGAACCGGCTCCAAAAGAAGTAAAAAATTTGGTTAAAACGATAACTAATCAGGCTAAAGTATTGGGCATGGATTTGGAGTATGTTGAAAATGATAGAGTCCATCAAAAGCAAGATAACGAATGTGGTATGTATAGTCTATATGCGATTGCGTCACAATTGAAAGATATCCGCACACCAAAGTCATTTCTTAAAGGAGGTGAAATAACTGATAAGAGCATGCATCAGCTAAGAGGCCGTTATTTTAATGAGCCTGGAATCCTTTCACCTAGCAAAGAGCAAGACTAATAATTATTTTTATTCTGAAGGTTCTTTTGAGAATTTAAAATTAATCGTCAAAAGAATTCACGCTATAAAGGTCATCGGCATGGAAATTATCAGCAACACAATCAGAAGACAATAATTGGTCACTATTTTTTACAACATCGGGGACACTTACTGATAAGGTGGATGTTGCAGGCAGTTCACTTTTAATGTCTATAGGCATAACGTTTGGAACCCAGTGAGTTGTTCTTTTATCAGGAGTCTTTATTGTAAATACAGGATTTCCATTAGGGTCTTTTCTCTTCCGATAAACACGAAGACGATATTTACCAAAGGTACATGCTTGTGCTATATCAATACATGTATCATACAGAACACGAAGCTGTTTGTCAGAATATTCTTGTAAAGGACTTATAACCGAACATTGTGCTTGATACATAATTTCTGATTTTAAATAATTTCCAATGCCGCTAATAAATTTTTGGTTCATCAAGAATTCAGGCAATGCCTTCTTTCCATGCTTCCTACAAATACTATGAAATATCTCCCATGTAAGTTCAGACGGCTCAATCACACTTGGTCCAATCGTGGCTAACTTTTTATTTAGTTCAAAGCTGTTTAAAAGTATTCCGAATGTTCCGTAATGAATTTGGTCTACAAAATACATATGTATCTCTTTTCCAGTAGATAATGTTTCTGGGTCCAAGCTACAATAAGTCATTTTAATACACTGGTGTTTAGTAGCTGTTTTTACCCATTTACCCATAAGCCCAAGTGTGCTAATAAGATGGATATCATTATCAAGAGTCATATAAATAAGTTTTCCTTTTGCCTTAACCGAAACAAATCTTACTAGCTTTTCGAGTAGAGTATCATTAAGGTATTGTAGGCTAAAAGGTGCTCCATGTTTTTTATATCTACCCCCAACAACTTCTATCTTAACAAGTTTTTTAAGACAAAGGATATTATTCATTTTTTCGGTAAGACGATAACACTCCGGACCCTCAGGCATGGTATTCAAAGTATCTGATAAATCTATTATGTTGAAATGAACTATCCGAACACTATGAAGTCAATTTTATTGTATAATAACATAAACGAAAGTCTGAACACATATTATTATAGGATATTCCGATGCTTTTTGAATCACGAGATAATAAAGGAGCTATTTGGGATGAGCTAAGGCGGTTAAACTACTTTCAAGGATTTAAGGCATCGTCTAAAGAAGAAGTAAGGCGCTTACTTGATAATGCAATCACTATGGTTGCTATCCAAAAACCACAATTATCGGTTTTGGAAAAAAATAATGAAGTAATTGAGCAGATGATGTCAAACAGAGATTTATTTGTAGCACAAGAGAGAAATATTATTCAAGAGATAGATAGTTCAGCTTTGACAGCTGAAGGAATGCGAGAATTAAGAGAGCAAGAATTCACAAAGCAGTTAGGAAAACACAAGTTAGAGTTTGACAATTTGATTAACCAAGGAAGGCCTGAAAACATAGATTTTAGTGACAAGACACAAGAACAACGAATTGGTGGAGAGATGGAAAGTCTAGTGGCCAGAGCACAGCGGATGCGAGATATGGACTTGGAATCTGTAGGTAAGAATGATAGTAGTAGCTCGCAGACAGAAGTAGAAAAGTGGATTAATGGAGGAAGACCTCTAAAGATAGAAGAGAATACAAATCTTCCTGTAGAATCACAACCAATAACCCCTAGAAAAGTAAGGTTTTCAGAACCAAAGGCAGAAGATGATATTTTTGCTAAGTTAAAAAACAAACCTACTTTAAATATTGATGAAAAAATTGAAAAAATTGAATCAAGGCTTAATAATATGGATAGTATACTGAAAATAATATTAGAGAGTATTGTTTCAGTTAAAAAGAGTATCACTAATTTACCGATAGCAAATTCCGAGGAAAATGCTGAAGGAAATTCGGAGTATATGTCATAAAGGTTGTCGCATAGGATATATAAGTGATACACATATTGAAACGAGAAATAATAAGAAAGCATATATTAATAATTTGTTGACGGGAGAGAAAATGTTTGACATATTGGTTTTGGCAGGAGACATAGGAGATCCGTTTTGTCGTGGTAATTACTATCAGAAATTTATTGAAGGTTGCACAAATTTAGCAGATAATGTATTGTTAATAGCTGGAAATCATGAGTATTACTCATCATCTACTCTTAAAAAGTTTAGTTTAACAAGTCGTTATACTATGAACCAAATATCTTGTAAGATACAATCTATATGTGATAGTATTAACCAGACAAATGCCGACGTGGCACCATATCGTGGGCGTGTTAATTTTTTAGAGAACTCTTGTTTTCATTATAAGAATAAAGAACAAAACGCAAATATAATATTCATAGGAACTACTTTGTGGAGTGACATAGATGTAGAGTATGAAAAGGAGATAAGTAGCAATATCAACGATTATCACCTAATATTAGGTTTTACTCCAAAATTGTCAAGAGAGTTATTCAATAAGTCTCAAAAGTATATCAACCATAAAATTTGTGAATTTAAAACTGAAAATCCAGATAGTAGCATAATTATAATTTCACATCATGCTCCAACAACAAAAAATGTTTGGAATCCAATGTATGATTCTAATAAAACACTAAATAGCGCATTTGGCTCAAATTTTAATTTCACAACTCACTATCGTCCAGATTACTGGATATTCGGTCATACACATTATGACTGTTATCACTATAGTAAAGAACTAGGGTGTCATTTATTGTCAAACCAAGTAGGTTATGCATCAGAAATATTAAATAAACAAGATAACATAAAAGAGGTTTACAAGTAACTTTAATTGAACAAAGTAATGTCAAGATATGTGTCATTAATGATACCATTAAATAGTGGTCAATCAAGTCAAATACTTTTAGAAAGATTCGATGAAGTAAGTATGTGTAGTAGATGCTACAAGGAGGCATCTGTTATTTCGAATGATGGCAATTCATATCTTGTGGGTAGATGTTCAAACTGTTCATTTGACAACTTTTTTCGTAATGGTCTAGGTATTCGTATTAAAAATTTAACAACACCACTAGAGTACTTTACAAACGAAACTCAATACATAATCTCAGCGAAGGAGTGGATAGAAGCATATTTACACGATGAGTTGTCAAACTTAATAGATACTAACTATTCAAGTATTGAAATTGATGAAAGAATGTATTACTTGTTAGATAATAGTTTGACATTAGACATAACACAATCAATTTCCAATAAAACTCTTAGACTAACCAGACATAAATTGGATTTGGTTACAGACATGGGAGCATTAACAATAAATACTCGGAAAATAAAAAGAGCTAAGAAGAATTTGAATATTTAAGTATGTATTCATAGTAAGGTTCAGTATGTTTAATATGACTTGTTTAAAAGCGATTATATGTTTCTTCCAAAGACAAATATTGACAATATCTAAGTTTTTTAGAAAAGATAAATCGGAATATAATGACATAGAGTTTGTTGTTTTGGACTTATTTGAATCTCCAAATAATAAAAGTAGTAAACAACGAATTAATGCTCGTGGAGAAATGTGTGTTTAAATCATAACATGTCTAACGTTTAGATATATGTTATGATTATACCCAGGTAATCTTGTATCTTCGTCCTTCCTTTTCAAGAGTCCCTACTTTGACTGGATTATTAGCTTTTAAGCTGTCAATATCATACAACTCATTTGTATCTTCACGCAGTGCGTATTTAACGCCCTGTACAGTTACAGTTTTAGCTTTCCAAGTAATTTTAACTTTATTGGCAGCAGCAACACTGTCTGAGTCATCAGAACTAATAGAAGGCGTAGTAGCAAATGAATTGACAGAGGGGTTTCCAAATGTGAAACATTTGAGTCCTTCTTTGGTTCCAGCCTTAGAATGAATAACACAATCAATACTTGATTCTTTAACTGCTTTTAGCAATTCCTGATTGATTTCTTCTTTAAATGAAGCAATCTCATAGATGGCTTGGTCAGATGTAAATGGTGTCAAGTTATCAGCCTTGCTTCTATCTTTGATACGCAAATCATACGATGCTTTCTCGCTTAATTGTTTTTCTGATAGTTTCATTAAATATAGGTAAACTTCTACAGTTCGCAAATTTTCAGGTAGGTCAGCATGACTACAAATACGAACAGCTCGTCCAATAACTTGTTCAAGTCTAACGGGATGCCAATAAGGCTCAGTTAAATGAACATATCGCACATTTTTAAGGTCAATGCCTTCGGCACCAGACGCTGTAATCATTAGAACTTTAATAAGTTGTCCGACATGATTATTTTCATAACCAGCTGAGGCAAGTTTTTCCCTAATGTTGCGTGGAACGAATTGCCATTCACTGTTGAATATATTTCGTATAATTTCTTTTTCTTCCTCTTCTTCAGTACCCGTATATAAAGCAAGCATTGGTTTCTTAGCTTCTAAATCGGCTTCATTAACAGAAATATCCCAGATTCCAGCTTCATTTCTTGCAATCTTAAAGTGAGCAAACCCATTAGTTTCTAACACTAATTTCAAAACACCAACACCTTCTAATGTGCGAAATTGGCTATATACAAGATTACAGCCAATGTTCTCACTACTTTTAATATTCTCAAGAATAGTTAAGAATTTGGGACTATAAGTTTCAAGTGCGTTGGGTGTTAAATACTTATCACGATTTTCTTCAAGATCCCGTAATGTTTCCTTAATCTGTTGGTCATAGGCAAGTCTATCAAGACGTTTTTCAATCTCGGCTTGTTCTTGTCTATCTTCTGCGGTAAAAAGACCATCTGGATTTGCTTCTCTTTCATCAATACTTTTGGCATCAATATCATCTTCATCAGCACCCGCTTCAATTGCTCCCTTGACATCTAAACCTTTTCCTGGCATAGGTCTTGGAATTTCCTCAGGAAATACAAAGTTACAAAATGCGCGGGAGAAAATACGATATGTGCTTACAGATTCTTCATAAACGTCTTTGTTTTTTTGACCTCTTCTCCTTTTCTTAGCATTAGACTCTTCAAGTTTTCTTTCTTGCTTTCTTGCCGCTTCATAAGTGGAAAATTGATAGTCACTCATTGGAATCAAATCAACATGAAAATTAATAGCTTTACTATACCGAGGCAAAAGCTTTTCTTGAGCACTTCTGAAATAACTTGGTAGTCCAAGAATTCTACGTTGGAACAAAGCTACATTCTTAATGTTTGACGAGCTACCAGATTTGCCCAACGCTTCTTCATCAATAAAGTAGTTTTTAAACTCGGTTAACTCATCTGGTAATGCTTTATATTCCCGGACAACAGTTTTACCAGCCATTTGTATATCATTCTTAAGAAGAGTAGAAGCAATAATTTTTAGGAAGGAATCATCATCAATCTCGCCTCTTTCATTGGTAGAAACGCCTTGGTAAGTGCCCTTTTTATTCACAGAAACAAAACCAAATGGGTTCCGTGTAATAGTAAGAGTAGTATTGCTAGGATTATATTGTATGTAGTCAGATGTAGAGATATTACCTAGGATGTTTATAATTTCGGCTTCATTAATTCTTCTTTCACTCAAAACATTAAGCTTGAAAATGAAAGCTTTTATATACCCACGTAATATGTTGAACATGATTCCTAACTCATTTGGGTAGTTAACGACAGGTGTTCCAGTTAACATAACAATCCTGGCATTTTTCGCAGACATAAGGAGCTGATATAACGTATATGATAATGATTTGAGTTTCTTTGAAGATATTTTATTAGCAATTCTGCCAACGAAGTTATGAGCTTCCTCTATTATTATAACCTTATCGTCGAATGGGTTAATAGTGTTATTTTTTGTTAGTTTAGCAAGATGTGACTCACGAAGGCCATTATAGTTAATAAAGTCATATTTAGCTTCAATCATCTCATTTAGTTGTTGGTCAAGTTGACGTTGTTGAGCAGCTGTAAGAGAAGAATAATTACCCGGTTTTTGGATATTAACAAGCCATGCTCCACCTTGTTTCTCAATGAATACGGTAGGAAGTCCAATAGCTCTGGAAATAATACTTATAAGGTCTTCATTTTTACCAGTTTTAACAAATTCCCAAAACTGATTTTTGCGAAACAATGGGTCGCCACATTTCTTGAGTTCTTTGTAAAAATTAGCACGTAAACTAGCTGGTGTCATAATCAAAACTCTTTTGTGGCTTTTAAGACCTTCAGCAATGCCGATTGATGTACATGTCTTGCCACTCCCTAATCCATGATATAAAAGAAGACCACGATAGGGAGTATAGATGTTCAAATAGTCACGCACCAGGTTTTGATGAGCAAGAGCTGTGAATTCGCCCGCCTGCCTAGAGTCACAAGAAATATTAGCAGTCTCTGATTCAATTTGTTGCTTATATTTGCGAAATAAAGAGGTTATAAAATTAACAAAAAACTCTCGGTTGCTCATGTAATAGCTGCTAGCTCTAATAAGTACTTCAGGAGTTCTTTCAGGTAGTCGATCACTTATTAAAGTATCTCCAATTCTCAACTGTGTAAGAGGCCCTTCTGAGACTCTTATTTTACGCTTTTTCATTAGGTCTTCCTTCTCTGCCGCCTCTTTTTCTTTTTCTACAATTCTAAGACGGCGACTACGTTTAACTTTTATAATCGCAGCTTTCTTCATTTCTTCAGCTTTAAGAGGAAGGGGTTCTAATTCAGGTTTAGGCTCACTATCAATATCAGGCAAATCTTGTTCACTCTGGGTCTCAATTGGAAGTTCTTGGGTGGATTCAGGTTTGACTTCAGGATCTTCCTCAGACTTAAAACTAGGTAGAGTCAGTTTATTAAGCTCTTCTCTAATCTTTTCTCCCTCATCACTCATCTTTTGCTCTGATTCACGACCTCTTTGGGTAATATCCTTGACAAGTGTTGCCTTAGCAAAACGTTTACGTATGGCATCTATGTCACGTTCAGTCTGACCGGTTTTATCCACAATCTTTGTTGTCATTTTCACAATTTGTCTGGCGGCAGCCTCACCCTTAGCTAAACCAACAGCTACGATAGACTTTTGCTTTGGAACTGGTTTTACTTTTAACTTTGCTAAAAGTGCGGATGACATATATAAACTTGAAATACAAAAAGTTTTTGAATCTGTTATTCAGTCAAACAGTATAATATTATGTGTTTAATAAAAATGATGTCAATATAATTTATACTTTGTCATTAGTACCAATGATTTTCAATGCTTGAGCACAAGCTAACTGTTCAGCTTTCTTTTTGGTCTTGTGGATACCTTCTCCAAGTTTGACCAAAACAGGTTTTGGTTCAGAATCATCATTAGCATATTTCATAATAGCTTCAAATGAACCAAAGTCAGTAAATTCAATAGCGCTTGCCAGAGATGTTTCGTAAATTTGTTGGTTTAAGCAAAGGCATACAATCATCTTAGTCTCACCAGTAGAATCAGTAGATTCGGGCATGATATCTTGGATATAATGTGGAGTAGTCTTGAAGGCTTTTTGAACTTTGACTTGTAGCTGATTCTTAAAATTATCGTCGACAGAAATCAAATGTGACCAGTCAACCTCTTGTTCCAAGACAGACTCTACAAATCTTTGGGCAATACTAAAGCTGAATGCCCCTGGAACATTATCTTCATCTTCAAAATCTTCGTCTTCAAGCTCCTCTTTTGTCGGAATATATTGGCTTTGGTCTAAGAAAATTGCTCCAATAAAAGCCTCGAACAAGCATCCAAGCTTCTTAAGGTTAGTTCTTGTGAATTTTTCTTCAGCGTTTCTGGATATAACAAACCATTTTTGAAGTCCCATTGCTAATGACAACTTTCCAATATGTTCATTCTTAACAAGAGCAATCTTCTTTTCAGTCATAAATCCCTCATCTTCTTTGGGGAAACGTCTATACAAGTAATATTTAACAACAAGCTCAAGTACGCCATCACCAAGAAATTCAAGACGCTCGTTAGATTTTGTGGAAAGAGGTAAACAATCGTCTGTTTTAGAAGCGAGCGTAATATTTAAAGTTTTATTTTCAAGCTCTGGACGCTTAGTATAACTACGATGAATAAATGCTCGTCTATACAAATTGAAGTTTCTGATTTTAGGAGATAGCCCATACTTTGTTAAAATATTACGCACTTCTTCTTCTGTAATCTCTACATTGCTAGGATTGTAGGGATTAAAGACTAGATCATCACCTTCTTTCAAAAGGTCGCCAGAACGCTGTAGATTCGTTAAAATCTCTTCCTCTGTCATTGTGAATAGAGAGATATTAAATCATAAGCAGTTAGGTTTAAACCAGTTGCGTTCTTGTTTTAGGAAATAAATTTCTTTGTGATAAAATATTTTGTTATAATATAGCGATGCCAGGTTATATGAGTGGTTCTAAGAAAGCAAGGCAGACTGCCTCTATCTCCAATTATCAGCAGGTTGGAATCAAGTCCGGTTTGGCACCTACTGCCACTGGATCTGACCTTATGTTTAGAGCCTATGTTCAGCACGGTGCTCAACAAACAGCAACAGTTCCTTCCAATGTCAAGGGGTACAATGCCGAGATTGCATATCTCTTCGCCAATAAGCTTGTGTCAGTCAATCCATCTTCTTCTGGTGGTGTTGGACGTAGATATCCTATTGCTCGTTTGAACTTTGCCTAAGTTCGTGTTGATTAGAATCCAAAGTTATACTTTAGCAAAAATATTGCGTTAAAGTATAAGATGGTTAAAAACTCATATAAAGGCAATGCCGGCAGGTCAGCAATTGCTCGTCGTGCGATCATGGCACCTGGTACATCCAATGGATTCCTCCCTCAAAACCCAGTAACAGCTCTACTTCCTAATGGAACAACTCGCGTTGTTGGTAATGCTATGTTCTTTGGCGGAGATAAGAAAGGTGGCCTCCCTCCTATGGGAACTGGTTTTTTTATAGCATCAAGCTCTTCTGTCAGTACTCGTGTTTTTGGAAATAATCAGAATAGCAACTTTTTGTTTACTATGCGAACTCAGAATGGTGTAGGGCCTCGTGGTTTGCCTAACATTGGACGTGTCATATAATCATCATTAGTTTATTAATCCAATTATTATTAATTATATCAACAGATTAAAGGTTTGACTTAACTTTAAATAGCAATGCTTCTTAAAGTTGATATGCGCGAATCATCTTTGATTCCTACTTTGAAAAAAGAAATAGTCTTAATTGACAAGGCTAATTTAGAAGTGTGTAATATGCCATTGGGAGATGCTGGGATATATGATGAAGAAGGCGAAGAGTTGGTTCTATTTGAAAGGAAATCACTTCAGGATTTAGCAGCAAGCATCAAGGATGGACGTTATTCTGAGCAATCATTTCGTTTGTCTGGCATAGATACGCCTAATCATAATATAGTTTATATTATTGAAGGAACGTTTGACCAATACAAATTGAAATCATATAACGTTCATCCAACAACTTTGCTATCAGCTATAGTATCATTAAATTACTTCAAAGGATTTACAGTAATGCGGACAAACAATCCATTAGAAACATGTGATTTGATTACTCGATATATAGAAAAAATTATCAAAAGTAAAGGAAAGAAAGCATTTTATAAATCAGAAACATGTCCGGATTCTGACTACTCTGGTATTGAACCTATAGTCAATAAATCATATACTTCTGTCGTTAGACGCGTAAAAAAAGAAAATATTACTGTCGATAATATTGTTAGTTTAATGCTTTGCCAAATTCCAAACGTGAGTTCTACGAGTGCAGATGCTATCGCTAGTAGATATACAACTTTAGACAAATTGGTACTCGCTTGTAAATCAGGTAGATATATGTTTAATGAAATCAGAATAGGCAAAAATAAGAGAAGATTATCTGGGCAATGTATTCATAATGTCATAAGATATGTATTAGGTGAAGAAGATGAAGAACTAAATGTTCAGATAAAATGAGTTTTTTATACATGAATGTTATAGTATGGAATTCAAATGGGCTCATTGGATGCCTCTAATCGCTATTGTTTTTGTAATGATTCTTCTCATTACAAGTAATCGTGGCCTTTTAGAGGGTATGACAAACCAAAATACACAAGAAACCATGGTTGATGCTTACACAGATATGGCAAGAAAAATAAAAGGGCTATATCAGAAAGCATCAGAGAGTGTAGACAAGTATCGTCCTCAAGTTGAAGATATTATGATTTCAACAGCATCTATGGCTGAATATGGCATGGCCAATTGTGTAGTACAAGCAGCAACTTCCGCTGGAGATATTTCAAAGCCTACACAGACTCCCGAGTTTGACAAGGCTATAGCTTTGTTAGAGAAGTACAAGTCTTTGCGGCAGGCGGCAGAAGATGTTCTTGGCTATATGGACAAGTCAAACTGAATCAACCAAATAGCTTAGATAGAAACAATAGTAGACGTATTATAGAATAATATGTCTTCTGTGCCATCTGAAAAGGTTAATTACTTGCGAGGAAAATGGATTGTTGTGGAAGGACCAGATAGAATAGGAAAGACGACATTAATTAATAATTTTGTATCTTATCTTGAGTCAAATGGAATAGTTAGAGAAGATATAGTGACTATAGCATTTCCACGGCGACAATCTCAAATTGGCGTTTTGTTGGCCAACCATCTTTCACGAAAGATTATGCTAAATGAAAAGTCACAAGTAATTCTATTCATAGCAGATATGTTAGAATCATATAACCAAATTCGCTCTTCTTTATGTGCTAACAAAGTAATAATATGTGATCGCTATACAGCTAGTACGTTTTCCTATGCTCTAGCACAGAACAGTCTTAGCAGTCAAGAAAATCGTTTGACAGAGTCATGGTTAGAAAAAGCAATATCTCTAGTCAAACAACCTGATCTCTATGTATTTATATTGCCTGACGAGGCAAATTCTATAAAGATATTTGAGCGGCCTGGGTTTGGTAAAGAAAGAACGGAAACACCAGATATTCAACGGAAAGTAATTGAATATATGAAATATTATGGGTCAACATATGTTAAAAATGTTACCAGTCAAATAGAAATAATAGTTAAGGAAAGTGATACGCAATTAGACATTTTAAAAACACTAGTTAAAAAGCTGGAGATAAATGAGTTTGATTAAGGAACATACATGTAAACTTCGTCACCACGATAGAATCCGCGGTTAACAACTTCTTGACTGTAGGCGGGACCTGTCCAGTTAGTATCCATAGGATTAGCACTATAAGGTTGGGCTTCAGCGTCTACATTCATCTGGTCCAAGGGCGTGTAAAGCCCAATGTATTGATTTTGGGGGTCATAGCTTGGATAAAGATTCCAGTTATAGGGAGGATTATCGCGAGCAGCGTCAAACAGGAGAGTCTCTTCAGATTGTTGGTCACCATCTACAGGAGCAATGGGTACAGTTCCAAGGCCACCTTGAGGGTCAAATGGGTCAGGTCTTTGTTGATAAACTCGGTTGCCTTGTGCGTCAAAACCTTGCTGAACATATAAGATGGGACACTTTATTCCTTGGCTTTTTTGCCATTCCATGAATTCTTTATAATCTTCAAGGGATTCAAAACGAAGAGGATTTACACCAGGAACCTCGGCCAATTTATTATTGAATAAGAAGAACTCTTTTCCTTTCTGGATAAGAACATTAGGACATCTGTTAGAAGAAAAGCCCTCTCGTAAATGTCCACCACCATATGATATATAGAACATAAGCCCAATTATAAAAATTGCGACAATAATGTAATTATTCAGCATACTATACTTAATCAATAGAAAAAATGCTTTGATTATGTATATGAACTTTCACGATTTAAGAGATAAGGATGGTGCTAAGTTTTCTAAACTTGTGTCTGAGAAACCAAGTCTGGTGCGTTTTCATGCCGACTACTGTGGTCATTGTAAAGCAATGGAACCGGAATGGGATAAAGTCAAGGACAGAATATCAAATATAGATAAACTACAGGTGGTTGATGTAGAGAATTCTGCTATGGAAAATGTTCCAAATCATCTAAAACAAGGTATTGATGGCTACCCAACAATTCGCGCCTACTCCAATAAAGGTAAAGATATTCATTCATATTCAGGTCCAAGAGACGCAGATACGATTGTCCCTTGGTTCAGAAGTATGGTTCCACAAAAGGGTGGTAAAAGAAGACTTGTTAAGAAAACAGGAAGGAAGTCTAAAAAGAGTCGTCGTCAAACAAAACGCCAAACACGTCGTAAATTCCAGCTTAGTAAGACAAAAGGTAAAGGGCGCCGAGTAACAATGCGAAAGCACTAACTTTTTTGGTTGTAAGTCCTTCTTTCAATAAAAGATAACCACCTGCTAAAGCAATAAACATATCTAGACCAGTGCTAATAAATTGCACTTTAGACAATTCATCTTCATCGATAACTACTACCCACAGGATAGTAATTACCACTGTAACAAGAGAACTAGCTCCTATTGTGATATAATCAGCTTTGGTAAACTGACTAATTGATTTCTTAATATCTTCTTTCTTAGTAAATAACCCAATTACTATCATCATAACCACAAATATAATTATAGCTTCAAGCAATAGAATAAATCGGTCATCGTGTTTAATAATAAGCTTTCTACGTGATAGTGTAACAAAATACTCAGCAGCTGAGATAAGTAATATAAGCAATATAATTGTGCCAATTTTCATATCTATAAAATAGCTGGATAGATTTCTTCCAGAAAATTGAATAGAGCTAACTGATAAATAATAGGTATTACTCTAAGAAAGAACAAAAATGAGCAAGGACCTTCGTTTGTTGGATTTCAATGTTTATGATGGCTCCATGGAGGAGACAGAAAGCAGTGACAGTGAAGATACTGGAAAGCCAGGAAAGCAATTTATTGTAGAGTGTTTTGGTATAGATCAGCATGGAGAAAGTATTTGTATTATGATTAGTGGTTACAAGCCATTCTTCTATGCAAAAGTGCCTGATAATTGGACTGAGTCCGAATGTTTTATGCTTCGTGATATTCTAAGACAAGGAATGACATTTATGAAAGACACACTAATTGATATTCGTATTGTAAGACGTAAAAAGCTATATGGATTTGATGGTGGTAAATATCATTGTTTTGCTTGTATGACTTTTCAAAGCGAGGCAGGTTTTAATCGTGCTAAGAATTTATGGTATACTCGTAATAGAAATGGTGAACGAGCTCTAATCAAAGGTGGTCTTACAGTAGGAGAAGACAAATTACCTTTATATGAAGCTCATATACCACCGCTATTGCGACTATTCCATATTAAGGAAATTTCACCTTCTGGTTGGATTGGAATTCCACTTACAAAGGCAATTGAAAGAGACGACGAAGAGAAGCGAAGCACTTGTAAGCGTGAATTTGTGATAGATTACAAAGATGTAAAAGCTCTTCATGACAAAGAAACCCCAGTTCCATACAAAGTAATGAGTTTTGATATTGAAGCAAGTAGTAGTCATGGAGATTTCCCATTGCCGATCAAAGATTATCGTAAATTGGCTGAGAACATTGCTTCGTATATGGATGATTCAGGAGAGATTACTATCTTTGAATTGCGTTCTCTTATTACAGGAGCATTTGGTTATGGTAATTTTGCTACTTCAGAAAAAGTGGATAGAATCTATACTACTCCTGTGCCATCTGAGAAAAAAATAAACGATATGATTGATAAATGGCTAAACACAATATTATCTAAAAAAGATGATAAACAAGAAGGTTATAAAGGTGTAATATCCTTCCTATATAAAAATGCAAAAGCAAAATTTACAACAGAAGAAGATTGTGATGACGGTTCTGACAGTGAAACTGAAAGTTGTCTAACAACTCATATTGGTCATAAGTCAGAAGGCAAGACAATTCTTGAATATCTTAATGACTCGAAAGTGCTAAGAATTGAAAAGGTAACAAAGATGGTAAATCTATTCAGGCTATCAGGTTTCCCAAAAGTCCTTGGAGACAAAGTAACATTTATTGGTTCTACATTCAAGAAAGCAGGACAAGAAAAGCCTTATCTCAATCATTGTATTGTTCTTGGAACTTGTGACGTTCCAGAAGGAGAAAATGTTGTAATTGAATCATACAAACGTGAATCTGATGTTCTTATGGCTTGGACTGAGCTAGTTCAGCGGGAAGATCCTGATATGATTATCGGTTATAATATATTTGGTTTTGACTATGAGTTTATGTTCAGAAGAGCTGTGGAGTGTGGGTGTGCTGAGCCATTCTTGGTTCTGTCTCGTCTAAAAGGAAAAATGTGTGGCAAGTTGGTTAAAGATGATGAAGGAAATCAAGAACTTGATATTGAAAAGCAATCTGTTACTGTAGCAAGTGGTCAGCATGACTTTCATTTTATAAAGATGGAAGGGCGGATTCAGATTGATTTGCTTAACTACTTCCGCCGGGAATACAACTTGAACTCTTATAAATTGGACTCAGTTGCGAACGAATTTATTGGGGATAATGTGAAAACGATTCAGCAAGAAGATAATAAAACGATTATCCACAGTAAAAACTTAGTGGGTTTAGAGGTAGGCAACTATGTAGTGTTTGAAGAAATCAGTCATTCATCGGATATGTATAAAGGAGGTGCAAAATTCATGGTTGAAAGTGTCGATCCAGAGAATTCAAATTTCAGTGTGTCCGCATTGATTAGTCCGGATATGAGAAAGAAGGTTCGTTGGGGATTAGCAAAGGATGATGTATCCCCGCAGGATATTTTCCGATTGACAAATGGAACAAGTGCAGACCGTAGTATAATTGCAAAGTATTGTCTTCAGGATTGTAACTTGTTACATCATCTTGTTAAGAAGATTGATGTAATAACTGGTCTCAGTGAAATGTCGCGTATTTCGAGTGTCCCAATGTCTTTCGTAGTGTTTAGAGGGCAAGGCATCAAGCTTACTAGTTATTTGGCAAAAAAATGTCGTGAACTTGGATATTTGAAACCAACAATTGACAAGGGTAATCCAGATGATGTTTTGGAAGGTGCTATTGTACTTGAGCCAAAGGTAGGGTTTTATGATGATAATCCAGTAGCTTGCTTGGATTATGCATCACTTTATCCAAGTGAGATGATTGCAGATAACATCTCGCATGATAGCAAAGTATGGACAAAGACATATGATTTAAATGGAAGATTGGTAAGCGAAGAGGGTGAAAAAGATGCGAAAGGTAATTACAAGTATGATAATTTAGAAAATTATGAATATGTAAA